ATCGATTATCGAGAAACAATGATTGTTTATTATTGTTTCTCATTGTTTACTGCTGTTTTAATTTAAGTGATTGATTATCAATGATTTGGGATTCTTTCCATTGGAACAATAAACAATAAACAATAGGGGTCCCCCGGATTTTAGGGGAGGGGCTGTCGAGATTTTTGCCAATAAACAATGGAACAATGGTTTTATCAACTTTTGGGGCCGGGAGTCCCCCTGATTTGTAAACAATGAAACAATGGTTTGACCAACTTTTTGGGCCGGGGCCATGGGAAAATTGTAAACAAAGAAACAATAAAACCATCAACTTTTGGGGCCGGGGGTCCTATTCACCCGTGGACCCGAAGCCCCCCTGTCCTCTTTCGGTCAATTGCGGGAAAAGCTCGTCCTCCGACTCGAGAACTTCTACCCCAACATAGACAATAGGCATCACCAAACCTTGAACCAGCTTCATCCCCGGCTTGAGGATGACGATCTCCTTGCCGACGTTCATGACGTGCAGATGGATTTCTCCTTGATAGTCTTCGTCAACAACGCAGGCTCCGACCTGGAGCTGGTGCTTGGTGGCAATCCCGCTCTTGTTGAACATGATGAGGGCACACCCCCGGGGTATTCGAGCTCGAATACCCGACGGAATGTTGATGCTTTCGCCCGGCCAGATCTGTTTGGCTTCGAAGTCTTCCGGGATGTAGAAGTCCAGCCCGGCGGACAGACCCGTTCCTCTGGTCGGGGTCTTGACATTTCTTACTTTTACGATTTTCATTTTTTAAAGTATTTTCCGAGACGAGCTCTGTGTGTTGTACCTGATGAGAGAGCTGCCCCTTCGATAAAATTGTAACGTGTGTGAAGGGGAAGCTCCTGGAATGCCTTCCTGAACGGTTGGCCTTCCGATTCGAATATCTTGCCCGCAGGATTGCCGGGTGTAACGTCCTTCATTTTTCGGGACTTGATCCACCACAAAGCCTCTTTCCGATTTATAGAACGGATGGAAGGTCTGACAGATCCCTTCCTGAGCGTCATTTTGAACCACTGAGCTTTCGTGTTGGAGTCATCTTCTTTAAACCATACCCGGTAATATCCAATAGCTATTGCCATAAGTTGTAGAATATTTCGTGACACTTCTTGCGGTACGCCGTCGGGTCCTGCCGTATACTTTGGCACTTGAGAGGCTCTTTGGGTCGGTCGAGAATCTCCTGAGGCAGGACGTCGCTGAAAGCATCTTTGAGAATGCGCTTGTGAGTTCTGTCCTCCCGGGGCAAGCGGAGAGCGAACCTGACAACGTCATGTCCCAGGAATGGGGACCGGAGTTCAACTGTGCTCCTCATGGAAGCCCGGTCAAGCCGAGGCATGTGGTAGAACGGAAGCTCTTGGAACACGTCTGAGAGCTGGGAGTCATAGTCATCAACTCGGCGATAGCCTCCGAAGAGTTCGTCAGCTCCATCCCCGGTCAGGATGACCTTCTCCTTGACCTTCTCCATGAGTCGGAACTGGGGGATCATGGAGCCCAAGTCGATGGGGGTCTCGTTGTAGCGGAGACACCTCTCCAGGCAATCATCATCGGGTATAGGGCCAAGAGAGGTGATAGAAACCCCTAAGAATTCGGACAATAGCATGCCAAATTTTGATTCATTATTCTCCACCATATAGAGATTAACCCCCAGACCCATTAGATGAAGAATAGAGGCAACTATGGATGAATCCAGTCCTCCAGAAACCAAAGCTCCGACCGGGACTTTAGAGTACATTGCCCGGCGTTTTACGGACTTCTCGACCAAGCCCCGGAGGACTTCGGCGAACTCGGATTTTGCGAAATGACTCCGTTCCCCTATCTCCCATCTGTAGTAGTCCCTCCGGATAATGGTGGGCTTCACCTTCATGTCATCGAAGGAATAGACAGTATTTGGCATAATACGCTTGACGTTGTTCCATGGAGTTCTGTCATCCCAGTTGTACCCCCATTTGAACACTTCCGACTGATAGTACCGGTCGAAGTCTCGGAAGTCCGACACCAACGGGGTTATCTCCGAGCAGATTTCCCCGAATTGGTTGTAGTAGAGCTGCTTCTTACCGAGAGGGTCGGTGAAAGCAATAATTTGACCCTTCCTGTACCAGCATATTGCCCACATGCCATCCCAGTGGTTGGCTTCGAGGAGAATGTCCTCCAAGCAGTTGGCCCCGAACAAATCCCGAAGGTACTCGACGTCGCTGGAATACCGCGTAGGATAATTGTAGATCTCCCCGACGTAAAGAAGCCACCCGTTGTTTCCGGCTAACTCTATAGGCTGAGCCAGGCCATCGCCTGGTTCAGTCTGAATGGGCAAACGAACATGACCGAGGAACCATCCTCCTTCGGCAATCTGGGCGGATTCGATGCCCCTATGCTGTATCTGGTCAATGGCGTTAGCCCTTCTTGTTATACTTATTCCACACATATCACTTTAGTTTGTTTCTGAGAGCGTCCATGAGACATACGATCCCTATTCCAATTACTACTGCTATTACCAGCCCGATGATGATGGGCTCCTCACTTCCTCCTGCCATGACTTTTCTTCGATTTTTCGAGGATCTGTTGTGCCTTTTTCTCGATCCAGTTGGTGTAGCACTGGCTCCCCAGGTGGAGCCCAGTCAGGAGCTTCGAGCATCCCGGGCAGAACATGCAATCGTCATATTGCTGATGAGCTTTAGCTCTTGCTTCGTCTATAGTCATAGCTTAGTATATTACCCATTTGGCGAGGTCATCGTTGTATGCATGAAGGGACCCAGCGAAGTAGTGCAGAGAGCCCTTCTTTAGACGGGGGTAGGTGACTGCGAGGAGGTTGAACACGTAGTCCAGCATAGCCTCCGTCAACCAGATGTCAATCGCGAAGTGCTTGAAGAAGTCGTTGCTTCGGATATAATATATCACGTGGAGTCGGTCGTTCCGGATGAGGAACTGGTAGCTGACGGAGCAAGGTACTCGGGTAAGAGCCCCGGCTGTTGCCCGGGTGTCCTCCGGCTCGAAGATCATGACCATTGCTCGTCTGGAGTGCGGGTCGTCCCGGAGAGTCATGATGACATTGTCCAACTGGTGGATCTCGGGTCCCTTGGAGGAGAGGTGCAGACGCTCTGAATAAGTGTAGTCGAAGCGACCCTCCTGTCGGGTCTTGCTCACCAGCTTCTGCCACAAGTCCCGGCGGATCTCCCAGCTCTTACCCGGATTGACCCCGTTTCGGTCAAGCCGGTCTGAGAGCTCTGCTCGGCAATACTTCTCGATGAGCTCGGCCTCGTCTTTGAACATGAAGTCGAGCATCTCACGTTTGCCGAGATACGGCTTCGAGATGACAAAGCTCACTCCGATGAGTTCCTTGGTGAGCCGGGCGTCCCCGCTGAGTTCTTGGTTTTGGTAATGATTGACCGGGACCGTGATGCCGGAAACCTTGAGCTCCCGATCCATCTCCCGAATCATTTCGAAACAGTCTTTGAATATTCTTCCCATATCAGTATTTGGATTTAATGCGAAACAGATTTACTTGATACTTCAACGACCAGAGCTCTTTGACTCGAGTCTCTGAGATACCCAAATGCTCGAACATTATGACAAAGGAAGTCCATATCCCCTTGAGCCTGTCCTCGAAAACTACCAGGTCTACCAGATATTGAGACTGTCGCCACTCCCGGTTCTTGAGACAGTTTGCTGTCATGCCGATGTTTCCGATTAAGGTAAGCAGATCTCTCGCAAAATCTCTGTCTTCAGGATCCTGTGCCCATTTAGGCAGCGTCCAGTCGAAAGAAGGGGCCATACCATAAAGCTGGTGAAGCTCTAGCATGAAGTTGAATGCGTCGATCAGCTCCTCGTCAAAGTGCTCGCCATCGAGTTCCTCCTCGATAGCTTCCTTTGCCTCAGCGAGCTCCTCTACAATCTGCCAACAGAGTTTTTTGAAAAGCTCCTGATCCTCCAAGGTGTTGATGTCAAAGTTCGCGATGCGCTCTTTGAAATACGGTCTGTACATGAGCTGGAGTTCCCCTTGGCGGGAATAAATCTCCTCCCAGCTTTTAATAGATGGCTTAAAATCTTGTGTGTTCATGGCTTGATGTTTGAGAACGGATTGTATTGCCCCAGGTCTTCTTTGGGGGAGTAGTATACAGCTATTCTGCGTCCCTCTTCGGTGAGAACATGTTTGATCTCATGCACCTCGATGGGACTGATCCGGATGAAGTCCACAGCCTCCGAAATGGTTGAGAAGTACGTAGGTACTACTCCCTGAGCTTTTAACGGCTTGGGTTCCTCGAGTTCGTTGTTGATGGCCCCGATTGTGGCTACCATATCAAGGAGGTTGTCCTCCTTGTGCGCATTGGATTCACGTGCCATTTTCACTGCCACTTGGACCCAAGACACGTCAAGAGCGGTCAGAGGCTTACCGGTAATGACCGAGGCGATCTCTGCGGCCTTCTGGTTGCATTCCATGAATGGTCCGTACTGTCTCTCCTTTTCCTCCGACCGCTCATTGATGATTTGGTCAGCGTGTTTAAGTATGTTACTCATAATTTTTCTGATTAATTCCCCCCCCCTTTCGGAGGGTCGCGTCCAGCTATACCTGCCGGATCACTTTGATTGCTTTTTCCCTGTTAGTCGTCGCTCAGTAATTCATCTCTAAGCGATTGGTTTTCCTCCTGCCATTTATCGTTTAGATCATTCCAGTACTGGATTCCCTCCTCTGTTTTGTCCCACCTGAATGCAGCGTCTAGTTCTATGCCTTCGATTGATTCGCATTCCTTTTTGTAGTCTTTTACGTTTCTTCCGTAACTTTTGAATGCTCTTTGGAAGTTCTCCCATGCGTTGTTGTCTTTCAGGAATTTAATGAATTTTTCCATAGTTTTTAGTATGTAGGTTAGACCCCGGGGAGGGACTCGAACCCTCCTGTACCACTCCGGGGTGCCCAATGGAGTGACGGCTCCACTGGGCGAGGAGCTCTTACTTACTCCTCAGCCGGTGCGTTCTCCGGCTCGTTCTGTTATGCTTCGGGAGCTGCTTCGGGAGCTGCTTCGGGAGCTGTCTTCTTCCGGCCGCGCCTCGGCTTCTCATCGGGAACCGGGACCATCTCCCCGATCTCCAGTTCCTTCGAGTCGACGCCCTTTCCCCAGACGTGACCGTCGTTGGTCTTGATGCGGTACTGGATGAAGTTGTTGCGGTGATCGAGACGAACTCCGATGATGATGCCGTCGGTCTGCTCCTTGGTCATCGTGCAGATGAACTTGCAGAAGCGACCGATGTTGGCTTTGGCATTCTCGAGGTTAGCCTTTGCATCCTCGTCCGAGATCTCCTTCTTCAACGGGCGAGGTTCCTTGGGCTCCTTCGGGGCCTTGGTCTTGCGAGCCTTTTCCGGATTCTCCTCGGCGACTTCGTCGTTCTCCTTGATGTCGTTCTCGGCTTTGTACTCTTCCGTTTCGGTGGCGTTGTAAATAGCGCCCGCCTCTGCCGGATGCTCCTGGGATGCTCCCCTCGATGCGAGGATAGAGTTGATGGCGTCGAGCTCATCGCCCGTCTTGACCTTTGCCAGCTTCTGGAGAACCTTCGTGCTGTAGTTCTTGTACTTTTCGATAAACTTTTCCATAGTGTTTAGTTATTAAGTGTAGTGTAAAAATAAGAAAAAATATCCAATTAAGAAAATTCTTCACCAGAAAAATTGAGATTATCTCAATCCAATTCGACTGTAATTCCTCCGAAAGTAAGAATTAATTAGAGTCGAATCGGATTGAAGTAATTTCAATTTTTCGGGTGAAAAACTTTCTTTAATTGGGTATTTTTTCTTACTTTTGTACTACACTTAACAACTAAACACTATGAAAAAGTTCATCAAATTCCTGGAAGCAAACAACGCATGGGAAAACTTCGAAAGAGCATTCACTGAACAAGGAGGAAGCGTAAAAGCGTACAAAGAGATATGCAAAGAAAGCAGAAACAGAGAGCTAGATGCGGCATTCATGTGGACACACACACAAAAGAGGGGCATGCATACTGGTCTAAACTAAATCGGAAATGGCGTGAAGAAAATAAAACACTAGAAGAAAAACTATTGAGCGACGACTAACAGGGAAAAAGCAATCAAAGAGATCCGGCAGGTGTGGCTGGACGCGACCCTCCGAAAGGAAGAATTAATTCTTACTTTCGGAGAATTAATTACAGTCGAATTGGATTGAAATAGTTTCAATCCAATTCGACTGTAATTAATTCTTCCTTTCGGAGGGTCGCGTCCAGCCACACCTGCCGGATCTCTTTGATTGCTTTTTCCCTGTTAGTCGTCGCTCAATAGTTTTTCTTCTAGTGTTTTATTTTCTTCACGCCATTTCCGATTTAGTTTAGACCAGTATGCATGCCCCTCTTTTGTGTGTGTGTCCACATGAATGCCGCATCTAGCTCTCTGTTTCTGCTTTCTTTGCATATCTCTTTGTACGCTTTTACGCTTCCTCCTTGTTCAGTGAATGCTCTTTCGAAGTTTTCCCATGCGTTGTTTGCTTCCAGGAATTTGATGAACTTTTTCATAGTGTTTAGTTGTTAAGTGTAGTAATGTCCTTTTGTTTGTATCACAAATATAATACTTCTGCGACAAATACTACGATGTTTTGCGATATTTTTTCAGATATTTTTCCACCCTCGCTTTTACAGCTTCCATGAGAGCATCCTGTCCCCGGGTCTTCGTTTTCTGGGCTCTTATTACGTCCTGGTCCACTGTTTTCGAGCATACCAGTTTATTGACTATCACGACATCTTTCTGTCCTTGTCGGTCAAGCCGAGCATTGAACTGCTGCTCTAGCTCGAGAGAATAGGTCTGCCCAAACCAGATGATGCGGTGTCCTCCGGCTTGAAGGTTGAGCCCATGGCCCCCGGAAGCCGGGTGCATCAAAAGAACCTGGATTCTGCCAGCATTCCAGTCAACGATGTCCTTCTCCGTTTTGAGTTCCCGGGGCTTATACTTGGCGAGAGCCTTCATGAGCCGATCTCTGTCATGCTGGAAGGTCCAACCTATGAGGACTGACTGTCCCCCGGCGTCCTCAATGAGTTCCTTCGTGGCTTCGATCTTCAACGTGTGCACCTCATGGGCCACTCTCTGTTCATCGTACACTGCCCCATTGGCAAACTGGAGGAGCTTAGTGGACAAAGCTGCTGCATTGACAGCTGGTATCTCCACATCGTCCCCGAGCTGATCAATCATGCTGAGAACTTGTTCCTCCTCGAAAGAGTCATAAGCTTTTTGGATTTCTGGGGGCATCGGGATCTCTACTATGTTGTCAATGCGCTCGGGGAGGTTGAGGTAGTCCTTAGCTTTCATGCTCATGCAGATGTCCCCGATCTTAGAATATATCCGTTCCTGATTCTCTTTGGAGATGTCGTATGAATACACAATGTGTCCATTTCGACGGCCAGGCTTAAAGTAGTTGTCACGATAGTGGGATATGTATTTGCCCAAGCGCTCTCCCCGGTCCAGGAGGTACATTTGGGCCCAAAGGTCCATAAGACCGTTGGGTGCCGGGGTACCAGTCAAACCTACTACCCTGGAGAGTGAGGCCTGAACGTGCTTGAGAGCTTTGAACCGGATAGACTTTGGGTTCTTGAAACTGCTGAGCTCGTCGATGACCACCATGTCGAACGGTAAGCAAGATCCCCCGTAGAGCCCGCATAGCCAAGCCACGTTGTCTCTTCCGATAGTGTATACGTCTGCCTTCCTGGCAAGAGCCTCACGACGTTGACGTTCTGTTCCGATGATGCGAGACACTTTAATGTGCTTCAAGTGGTCCCATTTCTCGACCTCCTGTGTCCAGACTGATTCGGCTACTCTTTTGGGAGCTATGACTAATACTCGTCGGACCTCGACCTCTTTAAACATGAGCTCGTTGATGGCTGTCAAAGTAGACACTGTTTTACCCAATCCCATGTCCAGGAACAGAGCACAGTGCGTGTGGCTTATTATGTGGTCAACAGCTTGTAGCTGGTATTGATGGAGATCATTTTCGGTCATATTCCAATGCTAACATTTTACAACCCGCGGTCGTGTCTATCACCTCGACTCGAAAGCCCATTGCTTTCAGTTTCTGGTGCATTAGTATCTGGATTTTTCTGGGCTTTTTGCCGAATGCTTTCAACTCAACAAAAACGACTTCGCCACCGGGGAACAGACAGAGTCGGTCGGGGAGGCCAGCATTGTGAATTGCGGGGAGTTTCAAACACCAGCCACCAACTCTCTCCACCTCAGTGACGAGTCGTTTCTCAATCGAGTTTTCGCACGTAGTATTTTTGCTTTCCATAAATGGGGAAATTTTTAGTAGACTTGCATGGCTCCCATTCGGGCATGCTCTTCAACAAGTCATTGATTTCTCGGGTCTTATACCGGTCCATGTCCTCCCTGTTCCGCCCAAGACATTCGCACCATATTTCAGCAACACATACGTAGTCTCGGGGGGTGGTCCCTTTGGGGTTTAACTCATCGACCAGGAAGTCTCTTCTCTGGTAGAGGTCCATTGAGTCCCAGTTGTCCGGGAGTTGACGGTCTAAGTACGCCTCAATGATGCCTTTCCGTTCATCCGACTCGCTGTGCGAGCTTTGCTCGTTTTTGGCTATTTTCTCGGCTTCGTGGCTCAAATAGAGTTTCTCCTTAGACCGGTACAGTACAACTGCCTCAGCCCATATCTGGTCTATCTCGTCGTCCAGTTCCATGAACACGTCTTTTTTGGCATTGTTGGGGACCACGTCCACTGGCATGAAGCGTCTGTTGCCAGTGGGGTCTCTCAGGAATTCGCTGTCGTTGGTGGTGCCGAAAAAGACGCATTGCCGTGGATATATCTCAGAAGTTCTGGCATACGCTGGTCGGAATGAGTCTTCGGACTTAGATATGAAATGCTTCACTGACTCAACCTCCGCTTTGCGGAGACCGGAGAGCTCAGCTATTTCAATAAGCCATGCCCCCTGGATCTGCTCGAGAGCCTCCTTTCCTTGGACTGTAAGGAATGTATCGCTAAACCAGGATTTTCCCAATTTTTTGATGAACGTACTTTTGCCGGATCCTTGAGGTCCTACGAGCATTAGCACAAGGTCGAATTTGACCCCGGGGTTCATAACTCGGGCAACTGCTCCGACCAGCATCTTGCGGATGGCTTCGCGGGAGTAGATATTGTCATCAGCCCCCATGTAGTCAATCAGGAGTTTGTCTACCCGTTGGATCCCGTCCCATTTGAGGCCGTTGAGGTAGTCCAGAATCGGGTGGAAGTGGTTGCGTTCAAATTCCAGAGCCATGGCATCGTCGATCTTTAGCGAGGACGTTATGCCATATACGCAACCCAAATAGTTCCTGACCCCGGAATAGTCTACGTTCTTGACAGGCTCTGGCTTAACAACCCGACGCCATGGGAGATTCCCAAAAACGTACCTCTTACCGTCAAAGTCGTTCTGTCTGAACAGTCTTTTGAATCTGGGGTCGTTTGCAAATATGAGGTTGAGGTTGGCATCCGACGAGAGGTATGCTCCTCGGGTGTCAACCTCCAGCTCCTTCATCCACTCAACACTCTCAGCCTCTGGGTCAACCTCCTTCTCGACTACTTCTTCCTGAGTCCGGTCATGCTCTGGATCGGCAAACTCGTACTTGGCACTGTTGATGTGGTCGTTGGCAATGGTGGTCTTAGTGTCGGGGTCATTGCGTACGAACTCCTCCATTGCTGACACACTTGGCAACTTCGACGAGGGATCCTTTACCTTGTCGTCAAGGTGGCCGAATTTGTGTATGCGGACCAGGTCAAACGCATTGCAAAGTTTACCCCCACACGGGTCAGTTCCATGATGGGAATAAGCGAACTTGTCCTCATACACGATCAGACCAGCCGAGGCGCTGCCTTTTGTGTAAGTGTATCGGTCTTCCAATGCTGACGGGACATAGGTGTCGGAGAGGAAGGTCTCTATTGCTTCGGGTATGGAGTACGTCCTACAGAACGCTCCTATGAGCCCCCTCTTTATGGTTGGGTCCTCCTGCTTCTTAACGGCTCTGTCGACAGCTTCGAAACGGGACGAAGCTGTGGGCCAAAGTGATGAGTCCTTCCAATCGGCATAGGAGTTGAGGGTCTCGTCAGCATCAATCCATGGGCCGTCCTGAACCTTAAAGTAGTAGTCCATGTCCTTCGGCGTAGAAGGCCAGAACATGAGTCGGTTGGTCTCGAAAGTTGAATTGTCGAAAAGGTCTATGCCGATTATTCCAGCAATTTTTCGGCTTATGGCCACATACTCATCAGCCGTGACTTCTCTGCTCAGTGGCATTATTAGTCGGTACCGGGGAGACGCATCCGAGTGTTTGTGAGTCCCATGCAGAACAGCTGCATTGTCAAACTGGAGAGTAAAGTCATCCCAGAGGTCTTTGTGGGCAAAGTCCAAGTCGAGTGTCATCAACTGTCTGTGGACCACATTGGCCGGGCTTCTTTTGCCCCCTCTCAGGTAGCCTCCAACGTATCCGCCTACGTCTTTTATTTTGAGCTGGTCCTCCTTGCTTGCAGAAACAAACTCCTTAAATGTTTCAGTGGTCTTGTTCTCCTCCCCGAGTCGACTGACCAATTCAGACCATTTCAGTTTCTTGTTGCTCCATACTTTCGATCTTGCACTCAGTCCGATTGCAATATCAAGTTCCCCGTCGTATGTCATTAGTCTTTCTTATAAAATTTAGTAACGTATCCGTCTGCTTTGAGGGGTAATCCCATTGGCAAGCAGTTCAGCCAAGGAAGATCCTCTCCCATAACTCTACACATAGTTTCCAGACAATCCCCGGCTCGGTCTTCGTCTACCTCTGCAATGGCTTCATCATGGACGTGCATTACTATTTCGAAGTCTTTCATAATGCTTAGTCTGTACATTGCTTCGGCGAGAAGATCCCGGGAGATTGCCTGGACTATGTTCTCCACCAGTTTGCCCCCGTATGTCTCTACCTCAGTCCATCCTACTGACTGGACCATGCCGTCGTAGACAATGCCAGTCTGCCCGAACCTGTTGGGTCTCACACGGGGATTTCTGTAGTATAATTTTCTCCCCGCGGGGAGAGCTATTGTCAAATTGGTTCCGTCATGTTCAAATACGAGGCAACTTACCTTCTTGGTTTTCCTGGTCTGGACGCACTCGATGGCCTTCTCGTTCACCTCAGCCCAAAACTCAACAATTTTAGGATTGGCTCGGCGCCAAAGAGCTACGATGGAGTACATTTCCTTTTTGGACAGCTTCTTCTCCTTGTCCATCTTCTCCATTGCGTTGACCGATCCTTCATATCCGAGTGCCAATTCTGCCGTCTTGCCCCGCTGTCTGAGGTCCGATCCTTTCGTAACCTGCTCAATGGGGACCCCGAACATGAGTGATGCTGATGCCTCGTAGATCTTGCCATGGGTGTTGAAGACGTCGAGTCGCCATTTCTCCTGGGCTAACCAGGACAGGACCCGGGCCTCAATAGCACTAAAGTCGGCTACTGCAAACATTTTCCCCTCCGGGGCTATGAATGCTGTCCGGATTAGCTCCGAAAGGACATTCGGAATGCTGTCGTAACACATTTCGATGAGATCGTAGTCTCCTTTCTCCACCATGCTTCGAGCAAGGCTCAAGTCCTTCATGTGGTTTTGGGGGAGGTTCTGGAGCTGGATCATACGGCTCGACCAACGTCCTGTTCTGTTGGCCCCGTAAAACTGGAATAACCCGTGAGCTCTCTGGTCTTTGGCAGCACAATTGAGCATAGCAATGTACTTCTTAGTTGAGGTCTTGGACAGTGCAAGCCGACCAGCGAGGACCTCCTTGACCAGATCGGGAGCCTCCGGATTGTTTTTCAGATATTCGAGAATTTCGGGCTTTCCCAATGCAGGGAAGTTGAGCCCGAAATTAGTGCTAAGCCAAGTCTTCAACTGGGCCAAGCTGTTCGGGTTATCCAAGCCCGTCAGTTCCTTCATGCGGTCGGTCATCTCCTCCGTGTATACCTCATCGAAAGAGATGGCGTTCCCGGCCATGTCGAGATCTATCAGGATCCCCCGGTCGTTGATGCTTTGGTCTACGAGGTAGTTCCGACGTTCGAACTCCGGGAATGGGAATTGGTCCAGCTGTTCCACGATGTCGCGTTCGGCAATCACGTCATATTCGGCATACGTCTTGAACTCGTTCCACTTGTCCGGGTCGTCGTCCGGCATGTTCCGAGTCCTCATCCCGTTGGACTTAGTTGGCTTGCACGGGGAACAGAAAAACCGGATTAAAGCTTTACCGGTCGACTTCTTCCCGTGCTCCCCGAGGACCAACGCCTTGGAGAGTTCATCCAGAGCCAAAGGCAGTCCGCAATAGGCTGCTTTGGTCATTGAGCAATACAATTGATCGATCGGGATAGGTAATCCTATACGCTTAAATACGAGTCTCTCAAATACAGCGTTATGAGCCCATTTCTCAATCCCCGGATCAGTTAAAGCGGAGATGAAATAGTCGGGGAGCTCCTCTCCTTTGGCCAGATCAATCACCTGAACGGGAGAGGTGTCAAAGGCGAAAGACACTATAAGGAGCTGAAAGCCCCCCGATTCTATGTATTTATAGGCGCCCGTGGACTTAATGTCCTCCGGGCTATATGTTTCCGTATCGAAATATAAGCGTCTCGGCATGTTAATTATTGTTAAATTTGTTGCTGGGCGGGGATTCGAACCCCTAATCCCGAATAAGACCCAGCATACCAACCTACATAAGGTCGTCGTCCCACGGGTTCTGGCCGAAGTCCTCTTCTGCAGAAGATCCCCCGGAGAGACGTTCTCCGTCAGCCAACTTCTGGAGGTTGTTCAGCCCGCAAGCAACGCCTTTGTTGCCATTCGTGTTGAAAACGTAGAAGTTGATCGACGCCCGGCCATAGCATCCGGAGTAGAAATCCTCTTTTTCGATGATGGGGTTGAGGTTGATGTCCACGATGCCAGGACGGTTGTCCGAGTTGGCATTGACGAACATGTGCCCAGCATACTCCTGATTGTCCGGTCTTTCGGTGTCCCCGTCACGGAGGGGGTTCTTCCACGTCGGGGGAATCTTGCCGCCCAATTTGGCGATGCCTTCTTTGAGAGCCGTGTCGATGGCCTCCTTGACCCGAGACAGAGTTGCCGAGTCAGTCTTCGGGATGAGGATGGACACCGAGTATTTTGCTCGGTCAGAACCCTCCATCGCCCGGGGTTCCCATACGTTGGCGTAACTGAACCGGACTTTGCCGGTTACTACTTTGGTTGTTGCACTCATAGTTGTGAAGTTTAGTTATTAGAAAAATCGAGTTTTGCTTGTTCAATTCCCATTGCCGGACGCTTGTCAGACTCGGGGACGAGAGTGGGTTTGCCAGGAGCTTTGATGACGAGGTCCCCGACCAGTGAATCGAAGTCCTTTTTGAGGAGCTTCTCGATTGCCGGGATTCCGGCCAGTTTGACAACTTGGAACTGATCCGGGGTGTAGTCACATGCGGTAAGAACTTCCTGAACTGCATTCTCATCAGTCCATTTCCGTATTGACCTTCCTTCGACTACCTTATACCCAGGGATCTTCTCGCCTGAGATGGCTTTGGAGAGCAGGTGCTCAGATACAGCATTTACCCATTCTTGGAGCATGGGGGCTTGCTCGAAAATCTGAGCGAGCTCCTCAGTGGTCAGGAGTTCGGGCTCTTTAAACTCGTGTTTGGCCAAGTCAAGATTGTGGTCTGCCATTTTGCGGCACAAAGCTTTGACTCTGCACCACCTGCACCAGTGTCCAACTTGGAGTTCCCCGTCTCCGGAGTAAGCGAGAGCTGCTTTGGGCTTCACTACTTCCTCGCCCCATTTGTAGAGGTCCTCGGGAGTAATCTCCCATGATGAGATTCGCTCCTGTCTGGGCTGTACAATAGTCAACTTCACCATGTTGATGTCGTAGACCATTTCAAATTTGGACAAGGCCCCAAGAGCATACAGCATCAACTGAGCATTGTTCTCAGCGAAAACCGGCACTCCAGTGCCAAACTTGAGGTCAATGATCTCCATGACCCCGTCAGCGATAATGCAAGCGTCTCCAGTGCCGAATCCTTGTTCGACCCAAGCCGAGAAGTCCAATCTCTCCTCCAGAAGAACGAGAGCGTCTTTGGTTTTCCGCAGAGCTTCCGTATATTGGTCCGTTACGTACTGGCAATAAGCCATTACGGGCTCATCCATGGCCTCAGTGTAGAGGTCACTCTTCTTTAGCTTCCGGAGTTCAGCAGACGTAACGTCAACAGGCGTTATCAGGAACCTCGCTCGGAGGTAACATTCTGCCATCTCGTGAGCCAGAGTGCCCTCTTCGGCATACTTGGAAGGCTTACCGGTTTCCTCAACTTTTTCCTCCAGTCTGGCACTGGGGGTGCAGTTGATCCACCGGTCTGCCTTTGATGCCGAAAGCATGGCGTGCTTACGAGATGAATGATTCGGGGTTCCCATTACGCAAGGTCTTTGAGGAATTCGTAGAACGCGTCGTAGTTTCGGGCATCCAGTCCCGTCACATTCTTCGCTCCCAGTTCAGTGAGCTTTGCCCGGATAGCTTCGCGGTGATTGTCCACCTTACTTGCCAGGAGAGTCCGGATGTCCTGAATGGAGACAGCGGGGTCAGAACCCAAAGAGGAGTTCGCATCCATCGGCATGGGTTCGGGCTCCTCAGTCTTTTTGGGGGCCGGAGCTGGCTTCTTCATGTCCTGTGCAGGGACTGATTTCTTGACGTCAGTCGTCTTAACTGTCACGGGATTTGCTCCGATAACCTGACAGATCTTGCGGACCATTTCGAGATCCTGAGTCTCTTCGAGGTTTGCCTCGAACTTAATTTCTACTTTCATTGGCTTGATGATTTTTGATTATGGCGTTCAGAAGTTCAATGTACTGGCTGAGGGGTATAGCTGGGGCATGAAGAACAATTTCATGAAACAGGGACCCGAGATGAAACAACTTCGTCTCTCCTGTTTCGACCGATAACTCTGCTCTGTAGTTTCCGTTTGTCAGAATACATGTCTCCCCCTTAAATTCAGAGCTCCATCCTCCTTTGTAGAGGTCGTCGGGGGATACTCCAAGCCAAGCTGCTAATCGGGAAACTTGCTCCGAATTTAACAAGGCTTTTCCGTTGAGGATCCGTTGGAGGGATACTCGAGGGAATTTGTTACCGGGGAACAGAATTTCTGCCACTTCTTGAGTTTTCAGACCCCTCTGTTCGATTAGTTCTCTGAGATTGATAGGCATTGTCTTATCCTTTTATTTGTATTACAAATATAATCAATTTTTTCCCCATGTGAAAATTTTTTCAAGCTTCTTAGTGCGAATTGTCTACTTAGTGAGAAGGTAGACCATTTGAGCAATAAACGCACTCCTCCCGCTTGGGCTGAGACGACTGTATGCTTCTCGTATAGGCTCAATGGCTTTCTCGAGCTTGGAGTCTTCTTCTTCCTTCTTCAGTTCCTTGGTGGCTCTGTAAACCCGGATCCCTTCCTGCCACTCCAGAACGTCGCCCTTATTTGGCCACCAACCCGCCACGGGGACGAATTTTGAGCTGAGCACATAAGCCAATTTACCGTCCTCCGAAAACGGCTGACGAGTGATAGCTCCCGGAGTACAGTTGGGGTTGATCTTCTTCTCGAACGATACGGTCTCCGGGTATATGGGTCCCTCCCCGGGAAGCTTGTCAATTACCATGTAGTGAAATCCGAACTCGTCTTCGTACTTGAACACTACGTATTTTTCAATCTTTTTCATGTCTATATGTTTAAGGGCCTTGCGTATATTCTGCATTTCTCGCCGAAGTAGATAAATGTCTGACCGCTAACTGCAATGTCTTTCAGGTCAGTCTCAGTGTAAGACTCATACTCGCCTTCAATGTTAATTCGAGTGGCTCCTCGGGAGTTAGCCAAAGCTCTGAGGGAGGTGAAGATCCCCACAACGTATCCCGTTCGAGTGACGATGAGGAGTACTGATTTTATTGCTCCCATAGTTGTGTAGTTTGTATCACAAATATAATCAGCATACTTTTCCGTTTGTTTTAGGAATCAATATCATGACCACTTCGATCGGGTTGGGCGAAGCTGGTTCTGTCTGGCTCTGGTCTTCCACCAATCTCTCCCACATTGAGCCAGCTTTAAATCCGATGAATGCCAGGAGCTTCTCTTTTCGAGTGAGGGGTTTGGCGCTTTTAAGGCCTAACCTGTCAAGGATAGTCTCAACTCCCTCATTGACAAAATCAGACTGATTCCTGACTGACTCTCTGCGGATAACCCCAAGGAGGGTCTCCCCTATATTGCTAGAGTCCCCCAGCTCCTTGGATACGATTCCATTGTGATAGTTGTCTGATTTGGGGTCCGGGTCTGCCGGGAGCTCCCAGTTGAATTCCTTTTTCACAATAGTTGGTTTGAATTTATGTTCTATTTTTCCTAACTCCATTACCTGATTGAGGGTTAACAGATGCCCGTCCTCCGTAGTTACTACGTCCGATCCGGTTAGCTGAGGATCCATGTGAGTCTTTTCTCTGGACGAGATCCTGGAGCCCCACTTCTGGACATCACAAATATAAGAAAAGTTTTTTGAAATAGAAAATTTTCTGATTGAAAAATGAGAACCCCTGTTTCAGGGTCCCCGGTATTAAAACTGTTTGGTCGAGTTTATGTTCCAGGAACTGGAATTCCATATACCCCATGTCCAAACCAGTCCCTACCATATTTACGAACGAGATTCGGCTGGTGATGAAGGCCTCCGTCTCGGATCCGAGGCGGAGGTCCTGTACCTATTAATAAGTACGTGCTCGTCCGTGATAGGGTCAAACCGGTCTTTTACATTGGCTGCCCATTTCCGGGTCATCCCGTTTTTCAGGAGGATGGTTCTGAGTTCCGTCATGGTGTAGCAGAAGGTGTGGACTCCGTTGTTGAAGGTAAGACTGAATGCTCATTTGAACTGACCGGAGGTGAATTTGTTGACCTTGAGTTCGAGTCCCTGATTGTTGGTGTAGTTTGTTTTTGTTTGTATCATAAATATAAGAATTCTGCTGCAAATACTACGGTAAAATAGCAGAGAAACAATAAATTTTTCATTGTTTCTCCCCTAAGTGATTGACACTCAATGGGTTAGGCCCTAAAATCACCCCCGGAGAAACAATGTAAACAATGATTTCTATATAACCTTTTTATGGGGGTCTTATCCTCTTTAAGAACACTATTATCCAATATTAGAACACATATTCCCTATTCAGGTTTTCCTCCTATATTATTGTTTACATTGTTTACAAGGGCCTAAATCATTGATATTCAATCGATTATCGAGAAACAATGATTGTTTATTATTGTTTCTCATTGTTTACTGCTGGTCCATGCCACGGGGGCCAATATCCCCGGCTTGGGGATACAAAAAACCCGGACTTCCCTAAGCCCGGGACGGAGTAGTTTCCTAAAATTTCCAGCTAAAGCCGACCTCATACCCCGATCGGGTCAGCTCGAAGTCCCGCATATAGGATACATCTACTCCGAAATTCCTGTAATATATGCCTCCCCCAGCTCCGATCTGTCCGAATGAGTTAGCCGAAGCTCTAAGAAATGGGGACCATCTCGGGGACCTCGTTTCTTTGATTTGTTCTCGAACTGGTACATACTTGTATGTGAGATGCTGGAGAGTGTTGTATTGGACTGTGGCTTCCCAGTCAAATTGGCCAATTTTGGGGTCCTTGAAGAATGTTCCAGCGTATTTTCTGGTCGTGTTCCAGTCCAATATTGTCCTTTTTGCGCTCTCCAGAGTGTCCACCTCCCCAAAACCCCCTCCATTTGTGATTTCTGGGGGTGTTTGGGGAACCTTTTCCCCCTGGCCCTTATAGATATATATCAATTTGATTGGATTCCTAAAACCCTCCCATTTTGGAACCAAATCCGGGACTTTGACCTCCCCCTGAATTGGGGGTAAATCGACGTACTTTATAACGGTCTTTTCCTCGACTGTTTTACGCCCGATTATAAAGCCTATACCTACAAGAACTATTGTGCAGAGTACTCTCTTTAGTAAGTCCATATCGTGTCCTGCGGGAGGGTTTTAGAAGCATCTACGTGGATAAAATTCCCGTCGATGCCTATCCTACGGATCTGCAATGCAATGGCTGCCTGGAGGATCTTCATCCGATTGGGGCCCGAGGCACACCGGATGTCCACTGCCAAACCTTCGGTGTGAGCACTGTTGCCGGACCGACCTTTTGCCTTATCGTGTTCTTTGGAACGATAAGCGCAATTGAGGACGAGGGGGATGCCTGCCTTTTCGCGGAGGTCATCCAGTAGATCGAGAAAATCCTGGTCCATGTCTTCAATGGAGCAGGACGGGTTGCATCGCTCGAATTCTTCGGGCTTAAAATACTTACTTGTCTTCATGGCATTCAAAGTCTATTTGAGTTTTCTTGCTGACCGATCTCTCCATATATGACCGGAGAGCTCTGAATATGGGGTGATTCGAAATGATTGCGGAGTTCTCCAGAAAGCTCCAAAACTCAGTCCCGACCACAAAAGCAGCGAAGAAGTTGGCAAGGTTGAGACCCCCCAAGTTCGGGAGGACATGCACGTCAAGCATGTAGGCCATGCCAATACCGATAATGCTGAGCCCCAACTTCCAACACGTGTCCCACATTTTCTCGCTTTTGAACACATATTTTTGATGGGCTCGTTTGTGGCGCTTGTAGTCAGCAATATTTCCAGTTATGAAGTCGACGACAATGGCAATACAGACACAGAGGATAAGGGCCTGGACCGGAGCTAAAAGCCCCCAAAACCCCGCAATGCTCCCGCATATCCATTTTCCCGCTCTCATTACTTCTTCCTCCATATCTGTTAAACTTATAATTTATTACGTCCTATAATCATTTTACGGGACGGGGACTCCTTGTATTCGGTACACGGAGTCAGCAACCGCAGAGCTTTAAGGTGATTTATAGCCTTCTCGAGGTAGGCTTCCCCGATGTTCCGTGCTTCGTTCGAGCTACGGATGATGATGTTGTCTTCTACTCGAGTGCTGAATTCGCCATCTTTGTACCTCACCCCGAAGGCAGTGGGGTTGATTGGATTGTTGACGATGAATCGGGAATACGCAATGTATGCAATGGCGATCTTGAGTCCTTCGCTTCTGCCACCATCATAATACCCGCCTTCCATGGCGGCAGTGTACTGATCTTTTGTAATGGTTACGTCCCCGTATTGGAAAGGCCCGGGGCCGGAAAAGTCTGTCTCGTCGAGCCATCTGTAGAGATTGGCTCCTATGGCATCCACCAGTCTGAGGGTCTCAGCCTCCCGGATATACGGCTCCAGTCTGGCCGGGTCGTTGATGTTCTCGGCTATCGGCCGAACATTCCGAAGGTCGTTAAAGTTGAGTATCATCGGGCATGAGTTTTATAATCTCCTCGTCGTAAAGCCCATAAATGAGCTTGAGCATGTTTCTCTTCTGAACAGTGGAGAGCATCTGGTCCCGGATAATCTCCAGTACCTGAGTCATGTTGTCCTTGCCAATTCTGTCTGCTATAGACTCGCCGGCATTGTAAGTGAGAGACTGAATAGCGAAGTCGGGATTTTCCAAAGGAGCCCACCAGTACTCAAAGATCGATACGAAAGTCTCCTCCAGCTGCTGACGCTCCCGGACTGTAACAGAGTTGTAGTACTTGTAGGCATTGGTCATGAGATCAGCCCCAAAGTTAGCCCCCACGTCAACAGCTCGAAGAATGGGAGGCTGCTTGAAGGCTTGACCAATGTTTTCCGGGATGACTCTCTGCGTTACTTCGAATGCTTTGTCGTAGTTCTCCCCCGAGAATCTTATGAACTGGGGCACCTCGTCTTTGGACTTGCACTGTATGTACCACAGTTGAGAAGTGTTCTCGTCTCCTTGAAACTTGTTGAGCTCTTTCTGGGTCTCATTGACTTGGGACTGATCTTGAGTCTCGTCCTTGATGTCTACCAAGATCCCAGCTGACAAGAAGTTGGAGCATGCGTTTCGACCGGCTACATTGGCAAGTGCTTCCTCAGTTCTCATGTCTGTCATCTCAGCGATGAAGATGGGGACCGGGTAAGAGGGACTGCCTTCAGAGTCTCCGGAAAAGTAGAGGATCTGGCCATTGTAGTTGTCCCATCCGCCAGCTTCTTCTACCTGGTTCAGGATAACCTCCGGATCCGGGTTGAAGAGGTGAAACCACTCAATGTCGGACGGGGACCACCGGGACCTCGTCTTGTCTCGGTGACCCCAGTCAGGATGATATGCCGTCCGGCCAATGAATCCATCATCGTCTGCCTTCGCAAGTCGGAGAGACTCGAACGGAATGTGGTGGATCGAACTGACGCGGAAGTTCATATTGTAGTTAATATGGATGGCGAACCCATGCCATAACGTGAAGTCTTTGCATACCATGCGGAGGATCTTGTCGAGCTTCTCCCCTTCTTTGTTGACCCGCAATTTGTAGATACCTGGATCTTTGAATCCGTGACCGTATACGAAGTCATTGTATATGCTCAAGCAGGCATTGCCGGTCTTTGAAGCCTGAACAATCTCGCTGACTGTCTGGGGAAAGTCGTTGGTATCTCCGTATGTTTGGATGCCATATTGTCTCCAGTCCCGGGATTCGAACTGAGGAGCTGATTTGATCTGTGCAACTTTCATACTGGCGTAATTTTAATAGTAGGAGGAACGGGAAGCGACCCCGTCCTATTACCAGTCCTATTTGGACCCTCCTTTTTTGGCTCCCTTCTTGGGAGCCTCTGAAACGGGATTGACTATCCGGTTGTAAGCCTCTTCGATCTCCCCGGCAGACATTTGCGAGTCTGCATAGGCTTCTTTGATGGCTTCCAGGTCCATCCCTGCGTCGATGAACTCCTTCACCTCTGTGTCGATGTCGGCGGGCTTCTCCTCGGTCTTCTCCTCGGGCTTCTCCTCGGTCTTCTCCTCGGTCTTCTCCTCGGTCTTCTCCTCGGTCTTCTCCTCGGTCTTCTCCTCGGCCCTCGCAGAATCGAGAATAGCGTGGATTGCTCCCATGGCTTTGGAGTACTCCTCGAGCTTGGCGTTCAGCTCGATCTGTTTCTTGTTCAGCTCTTCGAGTTCGGCTTTGACGGACTCGATCTGCTTGCTCAGAACCTGAGCCTGACGCTTCTTGATTTCCACGTCCTTGTCCGGCATTTCCTTGCCGTAACGTGCCATGAACTTCTCCAGCCGGTCGTTCAGATCTTCGGGGACCCGGGTGAAGTACGAGAGTGCATCCTTGTTGAATGCGATGTGGTATAAGCAAAGATCCTCCGTGATGTTCCTCGGGGTAAGGATCTTGCTGAACTCCTTGTTGATCGGGTCGTGGAGCAGAGTACCTGCTCGAAGTTCGTAATCGGGGTGTGCTACGTTTTTCATTTGTTGTTCTGTTATTCGTCTTAATGCTAAGTCGGCTTCGATCAGGCAGAAGCCGCATCGGGAAACTGACTTATTCAAAAAGTACCGAGAAAGTTCATCTACTTCTCGATGGAGAGCGGGGTTCTTTTCCAATTCCAATGTATGGGCCCGATAGGCTTCGCCTTTCAGTGACCCATACTTGGATTGGTAAGCTCTCAGTCTTTCGAGCATGTCAGTCATGAGTGCTACGATTTCGGGGCACCTACATAGGTGTTCAGAACGATGACATACTCTCCGTTGATGTACAGCTTCCGGATGTTTGCGTCGTCAATCTTGGCACCCCACTGAGTCGCTGTCTGGGCGGGTCCTGCGATGTTGGTGTAGTACAGTTTGGGCGGATTAGCTGCGGCTCCTGAATTGTCGATGAAGATGTAGTTTGCCGGAAGTCCCGATCCCGGGAATGCAACAGCCGGATTCGGAGACGCAGGAGCTGCGGGCATGTTCACTTTGGCGAATGACTGACAGTTGTCTCGAGTCAATGTGATGGGAACCCTGTTTCCTACGGTCTCATCAGTGTCATTCAAGAACTCCATCATGCCCTTTACCGTACACTCGGTGCTGCCTCCGGCAAGGAGCCCTTCGACCATGAGGTCGGTGGTCTTCTCGTCCGTGTTGAAGAGGCTCATCGGGAGCGAACCTTCCTGAGCGATTGTGCCGTTGGCCAGAGTTACCTGGTAAGCGACGCCGTCGGTCATTTCGGTCGTGACCGTGATTTCGGTGAGCTCCAGACCCGAGTCCCAGCCATACACCTCGTACTTGGTGTCCCCGTTGTCTCCGGTGTCGTTGTTCTCGACGATAGCGATGACGCGGGCATTGGTCAGGCCGTTTACGAACTTCTTGGCTGCTTCCGACTTCTTGAAGATTCGGACGACCACGTTGTGCTGGTGGGTCTTGAGGTACGTGCCAGCATTGATGGTGTCCGAGCCAACAGTTGCATTGGGCAGCGAGTCGACTTCGTAACCAGTGGCACCGGCCTTGAGGATGAGCGAAGAGATAACGTTGTCAGTTACAACAGACTTCGACTTGTCGACGTCCGAGTAGCTGAGGAGAATCACCCTGGCGGTGGTGCCGGCGATTGCCGGCTTACCACACACCTGGTTGGTGAATCCTGTTTTGATTTTAGAACAATCAAGTCCTGCCATTTTCTTAGATTTTTGATGATTAGATACCTACCGAGAACAGATCCGGGTTGGTGAGCTTGGCATCCGCCCGACCCATGAGTTCTACGTAGACCACGCGGTCTTTGTACTCGTACCAGACCCGCATCTTCTCGAAGCTGTCGATTGCATCAACACCTACGCCGAGGACGCTCTTTGATGTGAAGAGGATTCGATGGGGGTTATTGAGCTTCGTGCCAGTGTCTTCCGACGTAGCGATGATCTTGTCCCAGATGGGCATTGCGATGACAGGGATGCCATTGAAGCTGAGAGCCTCCATTCCATTCAGCAGAGCCAAGCGAGCCGACTCGAGGCAGCAAGCGTCCATAAGAGACTGCTGATAGGCATCGTAGACCGACTGGGTAACGAGGATAAACTTGTCAGACTGCTGACGGAGCAGAAGCGGGGCACTGAACACGACCGACTGAATGTATTCCTTGGCCTTGGCCGGAGTAAGCTTCTGAGCTGCGTAAGATGCCCCGGCATTTTCCGCAATTGTTGCTCCGCGCTGGGACGGATTGGCTGCAGCCTGTGTGGTAATCTGTTTCCAGAAACCGTCGATGATGGTGAAGAATTTCAGGTCGAGCCCATCCGTAATGATACCGCTGTTGGTAACGTTTTTGGCGTTTTTGTCGTTGAACCAGAACAGGCGGTACCAGAAGTCCATAATTGAGCGCTCCAGAACCTCAATGACGATGTTCATGTAGTCCGTATCCGTGAAGTCCGGAATGTCGACGCCGGTGCGGAGAGAGTAGATAGTTGCCGACTGCTGAAGGTCAGTGTAACACTGGGACAAGAGGATCTCCCAGGTGCCGGGCTCCCATTTCAGCTTGCGGGTGTTGATGTTCCACGGCTGAGGAGTCGGGTTACACCCTGTGTTGACCACGCCGACCATGCCACCCTCACCGATGTAACCCACCTCGGTGTTAGTGACGATGTCGGGGAAGACTGTGTGAATGGAGTTGATGTCAGGACCCTGAATGGTGTCCTCCATAATCATCTCCGAGATTGCCTGAATGACACGTCCACAAAAAGTGAACTTATCCATGTCGAGGAATCCGCCGTTTTTAGCTGCCATAGTTCTTAAAGCTTTTGAGTTTGACTACTTGAGGATCTTTTTGGCAGCGTTGACCTTCTGGAGCTTTTCGCGAGCTTCGTTCTTGAGGTCAGCTGCCGAGGGTTCGGGCTTCTTTCCTCCGGGCAGAACCGTCTTGCGGTTCTTCGGGCGGTAGTTGCTACCACGGAGGTTGCGGAGTTCGTTCTCCTGCTCCTCGATGAGGTTCGTTGCCTCGTCGAGCATCGCCTCCAGTGCTGCAACGCGGTCCTCGAGAGACTCGGTGTCCTCCATCTCGATGCTGGTGACGATGTTGTCCTCGACGGTAACCACCCGGCCGTCTTCCAGAACGACAGTGCCCGACGTCTCGCCGTTGGCGAGAGTTGCCTCTACACCTTCGGCCAGATTGTCCTCTTCACCTACGGTCTGGAGAACGACCTGACCCTCAGCATCCAGATAGTCGAAGTTGGCGGGAGCGCCTTTCTTGCCATTCCGGAATGCCTTGACTTTGCTCATGAATTTTTCATAAGCGCTTTTTTCATTTTTTGCCATAGCATTAAAAATTTGGTTTGTGTTGTATGAATTGATTTTGGAAATGAATCCCAAGTCAAGAAGGGATTTGGCATCATGGACTCGCTCCTCATGCATGACATTGCGGAGCCGTTCCCGGTCCTGACCTGTTCTCTCGACATACACGTCAAGAATAGCCTCCTCCTCCAGAGCAAGCTCCTCGGCAATTCTACGAGCATCGTCGGAAGTGAGCCAATCCCCGACCGGCATGTATACCCGATGGATGAGTGCCCGGCAATTCCTGTTTGCCGACCGGTTCTCTGCCGGAGCTGCCAACAGGATGCACACTGCCATCGAGTGGCATCCCCCGACAATATTTGTATATATCGTCCTCCCGCTCATGCGAAGAAAATCGTAAATCTTGAAGCCCTCCTCAACAGAGCCCCCGTCACAGTCAATGTTGATGCACACCTCCTGTTCGTCGGGGTGTTCATCAAGTACCCGGCGGAAGGTCTCCACGGAGCAGATCTCTGAGGTCCCACCCCAAAGCTCCATCATGACCCGATTCTCTTCGGAGTCAATTGCGCCTTTTAAGTTGATGAATATCATGTGCCAAATTATTTCGATACAAATATAATTATTCCTAATAGATATTGAAATACTATTTGTGCTGGATTATTTAAAAATTAGCCCGGTCCTGAATCTGCACGTAGTTAGCATCTTCCCTCCGGATGTCTTCGATCGTAGCAATCACTCTCACCTGGCCAAATGCTTTTTGAATTGCCCTCTCCATATCAAGCCGATTCATGGGCTCCGACGCCTCAGCGAATGATCGGATAGCATATCCCCCGTCCGACCCAACTTTAGTGAACGGTACTCCGCCACCGAGTTCGTTTATGGCTGACAGGAGAGGAAGGAACATACGGCTCGACTTCTTATTAATGATGGTTTCGCCTCCTTCCGCCTCAATGTGCACTCCTCCAGCGGCATGACTGGGTCCCTCAATGTATTTACCTCTTGCGGCTTTCGGCAGAGGAGCTGCCCAAAGAGCTGCCATCTGAACTGCTCCCAAAGCCGCAGCTGCTGCAATGAACGGTATAGCCATGGGGAATCCCATTTTAGCGGATGCCATGATGGAGATGGCAGTATTGATGCCAATCTCAAAGGAGCCCATTGCCCTCTCTCGGATAGCTTGCTCCCGTTCGATTTTGGCCAGTTCCTTCTCCTTCTGTTTCTCCATCTTGATTTTCTTCTCGTTGTACTGGGCTTCTGTGATTTGGCCATTAGCGTACATATTTGCCAATGCCTGCTCCTCCCGGCTGTATTGTTCTTCTACCTCCTGAGCCCGGCGCTCCCCGAGAGCACGGGCCAAGTCGTTGAAAGCAGTGGCGAAGCCTGATGCTATTTCGGCATACTCCCTGAGCTTCTCAATTCGATCCTCCCATAAAGCCTCTTCATTCTCGGCCATCTCAAGTTGGATCTGAGCAATGGCGTCCTCGTTTCCTTGAGCTGCTGCCAACTCTGCCTCCAGATACCTTTTCCGGATCTCATACTTGGACTTGTGATTTAACTCGGCTTGAGCGAGCTCCTTGTCGAGGTCCATTTGCTGGAGACGAAGATTGTTGGCTCGGAGCTGGGCCTCCTGCTCATAGGTTTTCTCCCCGGCAGCTTTCCTGGCTTCGATTTGTTTCTGGAGCATCTCATTCTCGAGCTCCAGCTTCTTTCTCTCGTTGTCCGCTGCCTTTGAGAGGTCCTCAGCATACTGCTCATCGAGAGCTTGATTGAACCTATCAAGTTGCTGTTTGGTAGCGTCATCCCGGATCTTTTTGATTTCGTCCTGGAGGTTTTGCTGGATCTGTTTCTCGAGCTCGGCTCTGTTGACCAAGAACTGCTCGTAAGCTGCATACTCCTTCTGGTATTCCTCCTCGCTCATCCCCCTCACGAACTGAGGGGGCTGAATATTGGCCAGCTCTTTCATGGCGTCCTGGTACTTCTGAGTTACCTGAGCGATTTGCATATCGACTGTGCCTCCGGAAGCTACAGCCAATATGTTTGCTCTCACCCCCGCAAGGTAGTCATTGAGCTGTTTGGCTTGGTTCTCGTAGAACTGCTTGTCAGACCGAGCCATGGCATTCAGAGCCGTCTGATACTCCTTGTTAGTAATTTTGCCGTGAGCTTTCTGGAGAGCCAGACGTTCCCGGGCTCCATCCTGAGCTGCCTTGTAGAGCTTTTTCTCATACTCCATCCGGATGGCGATGCTCGTAGACTGGAATGTTGTTTGGAACCTGAGATCGTCTTCCCGGATCTTCTGCATGGCTTCCGAGTTCTTCAAAGCAACCTCCAGAGCCTTATCGGCAATGGCCTGCTGAGCCTCCCTGTTGGCTATTGCAGTCTCGAGAGCCAAGTTGGCAACTGCGGCTCCTTCATTCTCGATTGTCCGGAACAGTTCTTGGTATCGACCTTTCAAGTCATCGAGTTCCTTTTTGGCTTCCTTGTATTTGTCCAAGCTTCCGGACCACGTGTTGAGCTCTTCCTCCTTGGCTGCAATCACCTTCTTCAAGGAGTCGAACTCATCCATTGCAGCCATCTGTCTTTGACGAGCTGCATTCATTTCAATCTCGCGCAGTTTGTTGGCTGTTTTGAGCTGAGCTTCGGCAATCTGTTCCGAAGTGGCATGATTGGCTTTGAGGTTTTCGACTTCTCGTTTGCCCCGTATCTCCTCAGCTTTGGACAGACTATTCCGCTTGGTCTCGATCTGGTCCAATATGTATGTAGAGGCTTCGGCAGCTCGATTGTATGCCTCCATTGCCCGAGTTGCTCTTTCCTGAGCTTCCGTATTACTGTTAAATGCGTTCGTAAGAGCAACCACTCCAGCCACCAATCCGCCCACTGCTGCTGCCACCAATACAACGGGGTTGGCAGCCAAAGCCGCGTTCCAAAGCCATGTGGCAGCTGCTGCTGCTTTGGTGAGGATGTTGCCAGCTCCTTGTACGGCATTTTTAGCAGCTATCGCTTTCGTCTCGGCGAGAGTCTGGTTGATGCCAACCAGCTGAACCAAGTTAGATGCAGCTCGATAAGTGGCTTCGGTCTTGGAGAGAGCTGCTTGGAGAGAAGACAAAGAGGAAAGAGCCGTGATGATGGTTATCATCTTCGTCATGGTAGCATTGAGCTCCTCATTCTCGCTCCCCAGTACCTGAGTGGCTGTGGTCCATAAACCGTAGACGGAAGTGATTGCCGAAGTTGCATCCGTGACAGCGACCAGTGTGTCGATTCCTCGTCCAGTCTGGTCGATGGCTGTATTGACCGTGTCCTCTGCCGCCTTGAGCTCCCCAGCTCGTTTAATCATCTCCTTGAACGTCTCAGAACTCGTATCCCCGGACTGAGCCATCTGGATGAGTGTCTGGGTAAGGTCGGAGAGTTCCTGCTTGAGGTTCTCCGTTGCCTTCTCGTAGTTACCAACTGACCGGCGATAGTCCCCGAGTGCCTCCTCCTGAGCTTTGAGCTCCTCGGTGGTTTCTGCAATGCGCTTGCCGAGCTCGGCTTTACGAGCCGCGTCCTTCATTGAGTTGCCCAGCTCTGCAAACTCGGCATTGTCCAAAGCCAGCTGGGTTCTAAGTTTTGCTAAACTTGCCTCCTGTTGGTTCTGGAGCTTAATGTTGTTCTGGATTTGCTTCTGGTACTTGTTCGCCTCGCTGTTGATTGCCTTGATCTGGTTGTCAAGCGCATAGTATTCTTGAGCATTCTCCTCAGTTACTTTGCCGAGAGCCTTCTGCTGATCTCTCAACTCCTGGGATCGGAGTTTCAATTCGGCTAACGTCTTGAGGGCATCCTCAGCTGTTACACGAACGTTGTAAATTGTATTTTTCTGTTCTTCGGCCATATTACATGCGTATTAGGTCCACTTTGGTTATCTTTCCAGCTTGGAAGTTGTTTATTTTCGAAACGTAGAACCAGAACCCATGCTCTTCCAGCCATATCGGGTTGAACAAGTCCAGACTTTGGATGTCAAGCGAGTCCAGAAGGATCTGGGTCTGTAGGATCTTTGGTCTTTTGAGTATATTGTTGATGAGCTTGTCGTAGTACTTCGGAACGTAGTAATTCAAATTTTTGAAATATGCCGTGTATAGTCGTACTCGGGTAAGAGTGTAGCCTACACTTACCTGGGGCCACATAGAGTCAGACTTATTTATGTGGACGACCATCGGCTTACTGAGAGCATTGTACTCCCAAGTCGTCTCGGTCATTTCCCCGTTCTCCATCCGGCCTCTATTGATAGTCCAGATCGGGTAGTTAGCAAGTGTGTGGGTCTTGCTCGTACTGTCCCCGTCATAGAGAGTTTGGTTGAGTCCTGCCAAGAACCCAATTTGGAACAGGAGTTTAGAGGGCTGGAGGTTGACGTCCGGGATGCTGAACTTGTACGAGTCAGTAACATTGTTGTCCTTGTTGTCCTCCAGCTTTATCTCGTTGGACTGGGCATAGCTGGATAACTGGAAGGTAAGTTTTGTGTCCTTACCTTCTATCAGCTTGTCAGACCAATTCTTCCCGGACGAGCTTCGTCTGTTGTAGAACTCCTGAACCGAGTATGCTCTTGCTACTTTGGTGGCGGGATTCACGTCTATAATCAGACCGAACAACTGGAAGAAAGCTTTGACTATGTCTCCCAAGCTCTTAAATCCAGTCGAAGCCAGGAGGTCATAGGTTAATCCGGGTTGAGGCTTATCCCCCGGGGAAGTTTCCGGCGCGGGAGGAGCAGTAATGCTGACCGGAAATCTCATGTCATACCGAGTGGGAGAGTAATTGCCTGTGTCGAGAGCCCCGGACACCAGTATGTGCTCTCCTGCCTCCATCGGGATGTCGACCGAAGCGCTGCCGGAAGATCCCGACATCCAAGTTCTGTCCAATACTATAGCATCGGTTCCGTCGTTCTTGTAGTGGGTAACTTTGACTATCACCGAACCATTTTGGAGGGAAGAAGGATTGGACCATGCGAAACTGAACGTGATTGTAGTATCCCATAGAGTCATCCAGTTGAATGTTCCGGGTTCGGTGCCCATAATCAAACGTCCGGCGACCGGGTCACTGAGAGTTACTCCGGGGGACCCTTGCCAAATCACGCCGACCGTAGTGCCAATCGAGGGATCCTGGATCCAGCCAGTTCCGGATGCTTTTGGAGCACGAGGATTGTCTGCCAAAACGGGGTAAGTGCAAGGCAAAAACATTTCGGCTCGGTCGACGGGGTCCACGTCGGTCTCGAGACTGTAGCCTGCTCGATCGAAGATCCATGTCACCAAATCATACCAGTTGAGGTGGGGGTAGAACTTGTCCAACTCCCTGACTTGCCTGATTGCCTCCATGGAGACCGGGGGGATGTTCGGGTTCTTTTGTAGAGTTGCATACAGCCAAAAGTACAGGACTTCAACCTCACCAGGACCGGAGAGGTATCTCTCAGTCCGTCCCATTGTGTCCGTGTACCACTTGAGGAGGAACATACCATCCCCAGGGTCCTTCGCGTCAGTGTTGTTTAGTGTGTCGAACAAGTCAGCAGTTGCCCCGAGGATCTGGACCCCGATCGATGTATCTGATACGTCTACGATGTTCAATACTGCTCCAGCCGGGGATATGAGTGCTCCCTCATAGAATAGTTGGCAAGGAAACTTCATGTATGGCACATACGACCCCGAGCCAACTACAAAACTGAATTGGAATGCTTGCTCGTTATGGGTCGTCCTGGGCAGACTGATCCGCTGGGAGTACGAGGCATTACGGTCTTTCAGCTCCGCCAGATTGTTGATCTGGTAATTCATCGCAGGAGCATCCAGCGGGAGGTCCAGTGACCAGACCTCGCCGTCAATACCTCTCATGAGTAGTTCGTAGTTCATATTACCACTGAGTTTGTTCGTCAATAAGCTGGAACTCGTAGCTAACAGTGTTCCGGGGAGCTTTGGTGTCCCAAGTCAGGTCAGTATCATCTACGAGGACTCGTTGCCATGCCCTAATTTGATAGTTGTAAACCTGGACCAAAGGCGAGAGAGCAATCCCTTTGAGCAAGTTGAAGTCGTTCTCATCAAGCTGTTCTGCTCCAGCTTGGACTATGTTCTTAACCTCTGGAGCTAACTCCCCCCACGTCTCTGAGGTATAGGGATCCCTGGCATTAGCCAATACGTATTGGTCTCCTCTGTCAACCTCCTGAGTATACTTCTTGTGTTGCTCAAACATGTACGTGTCCCATCCGCCTTTTCGGTTTATCCAGCGAATGTAGAATGGGTTGCAAGGTACCTCCGTGTCGACAAATATGATATTCCATGCTTCATTAGCAAATGCTTTACCGAAAATGCTGAGTTTTACGTAGTCAGCTCCATTAGCATCTTCGTCTTCAAATTCGTACACAAGCGGGATGTTGAGTCGGCTGGAAATGTCAAATTGATCTTCTACCGATCCCGAAGTCAGCTTAATACTAACGTCGACCGAGGTAGCGGGACTAATTCTCGAAACCCCTTTCGGGAACAGGGTGACGAAGTATGGGTACCCATAGTATTTTTTTACGTACAGATCCCTGTTGTTGTCAGGAGTTCTGTCAGTCAATGCCAGTCCTATATTTGACCTGGAGAAGTTGACGTTGTGTCCTCGGGGTCGTACTCCTCGGGAGGCATACCGGACATTGAAATCCTGTTCGCCAATGCCTCTGTAGGCGTATGCCGATATGAGGTTGTAGTCAATGCCAAAGTGGATTCTTGTGTCAGTGTACGGGAATGTTCGGGGGCGATCCCGGAACCCAGCTTTAGCTAAAAAGCTGAGATCGTATTTCTTCTTCGGCCCGAATCCCGGGTCTCTGTAGATGTCGATGCTTTCGGTTAGTGAGTTTGCTGCTTTCACTGAGCTGGGGCTATAGCTGATAAAGTTCTTCCCGTAGGTCAAAGACATGTTGTTCAGTGTTACCTTCACCCCAGATGTTGATCCTGCCTCCCCAGCATATATTCTCAGTACCGTGGTGGAGTATGTAACGTTTTCGGTAAGCGGGACTTGGACAAGCCATGTCGTGGGAGAGCCAATCGTTAGGTCGGCCGCAACAACCTGGACCACCCCATGGCCTTCTGCGTCTCCTTGGTATAGTGCGACCGTCAGGGGAGTTTCCACGTTCGCTATGACAAAGCCAACCCGAAAAGCATACCATTCCCCAGGTTCCATCATCCGGGGTATTACGAACTCTTTGAACCATTCTTCATCGCCGCCGTCACTGTTGTCAAACACCTCGTTTCGCTCGTTGTCAAGGATGTTAAGCGAGATCATGTCGGCCTTATCGGGGTTCTGAGTCTTGATCTCAAGCCCGGATGTTAGGTTGTCGGTCTCAACTGGTATTTGCGAATATGCTGAGAATAGGGAGTCGTCAGCCGGTTGATTTGTGATTGCCATATCGCGTTATATTATATATCCGTGGTCCATATTGTTGTCGGGAGTGAATGACTCCTCGATGAGGACCTCCATCATCTTGTCCAAATGCTGAGACAGGTACTCCTCGAAGTTGTCCGCAGGAGTGTCCACCAAGTCAACGTAAATGTGATTGCGGTAAAGCTCTGAGCCCTCTCGTTTTATCTTCCATGCAGTGGCATTTCCGAATCGGACCAGGTCCTTGGGGTCCGAGAAGGTGATGCCTTTGAGCTTTGCCCACTCCATGATGATCTGTCCCAAATTGGCGGGGATCTTTCCAGGACCTCGTCCCCTGATGAGAGTGTAGAAGTAGTTCGGGGCTTCGATTGTTCCCCAAACTGTTTCACCTTCCCGTCCCGTCTGGACTGTTATCTGAGCATAGGTTCTGCCCGAAGCTTCCTGCCCGGCGTCCTGTGATGCCCGGATGATCTCGTCCCTCATCTGGGTGAGGCCCTCAGCCAATATCTGTTCCAGTCCTACCGCCATTTGTTTCGAGGTTTGCGAGCATTGGCTTTTTGTTGAGCCTTGCGCTCCAGTTCCTTGTTCAGTCGCTCTCGGAAGAGGTGGCTCTGCAAGTTGGTGAAAAGGAGGTTGTACACCTTCCCGTATTTCCACTCCAGAATCTCATCCGGGTCCTTCGAGTAGTCCTTGGCCAGTGCAGTGATGGTGGCCATCTCGCCAACCACCATGGAGAATTGGGCAATGCCGGCTGCCTTCTCCTCAGCACTGGGCTCGTACTTGAGCTCTGTCTGTTCTCGCTCGATCCAGTATTTAATGCCCATGAGAACCTCATACCAGTACTCGACAATTTCTGAGGTGTTTCTCAGACTCCATTTGACCCCAAGACATTGCATTCCTTCCTTCATCTTGTCGATGTCGGTCAGCTCCTTTTCAGTGATGATCCGACCAAGCTCTATACGTTGGCCGAATGTCATCTGACCCCCTTGTATGTCGATTCGCTGTATCATCCTACTATTGTGAGCGCGTTAAATGGATATTGCTTAAATACCTCGGGAGCCGGGTTAAGGACCGCCAATCCTTCGGGGAACTTGACTGTACAAACTGGATTATACCACACGGTCTTGTCCCCAATGATAGTCCTTATGATTGGGTAATACATTGTGAACCAATCTGGTCCCGTAGTCCCAATGTTTATTTGTAAGTATACGCGACTGTCAGCTCCCTCCAGATTCCCGACAACAACATAAGTTCTCTCCGCGTTGCTAAGACGCCAAGAGACATAGCTCGGAACGTTTGGGGAAGCTGTGAAGAAAGGCTCGGGGGTCAAGCATCGGATCATTCTGCCGGACAGGTCAGTACCAACAGGCAAGTCTATTAATCTCTTGCCTATGAGGTCCATGCCGGGATCTTCGGACCAAATACACCAGTCGGAATATGTAGTCAACTCAATGCCCACACTGACCTCGTTAGCATCAAATCTGGCAGATGGGTAGACTATTCGTACCGTGTTCATCATCTCCGGGTAAAGCATGCCAAGTCTGGAAGTCTTCAACCGAAGGAGGAAGGGTCTTACGAGCGTTCTCTCCAGCTCGTCTCTCAGGATGAGCCTCGATGTCGTCTTGGACTCAGCACTGAATGGGGTGTCACCTTTGTAGGCGTCATTGCCCATTGGCTCGAACTTACAGAAGTAAATCATCAAAGGCAATCGCTGTCTCTGGTGGCCTCTGTACGGTATGTCATAGTACCCCTGAGTCGGCTCCTCGATGTAGATGAACGTAGTGCTGACCGGATTCCCGTTTGAGTCCTTGATGACCTCTCCGTTGAGCCCGGTCTCAAATCTAGGCATTGTGTCCACTTTGACATTCAGCATCCGAGCCTGGTCGCACTCAAACACTGCTCCAGGAGCAAGGTCCTGAAGCATTACTCGGAGATGGTCTATGATAGGTAAGGTCATCGTTTTGCAGGGATTATGATTTTGGCGGACTTCATGCCAGTCGCCTTCGGCTTTATCTCAAATATCATTCGCATGATGAGCATGTCCAGGAAGTCCGGTGACCTTCCGAGAAGCTGCTTCATAGTGTCCTTGGAGATGAGCTCTCGCTTCTGCTCAGCGGAGTTCGTGTTCTTGGACTTGAGGACCGTCATCTCTTGCTTGATCTTCTCCTGAACTTCTGGTGAGCAGATGATGTGGATCTGGCGCTTGTTGATGAGCTCCGCCAGCTTGAATGCACACTCCGACTTGATATTGTTGTACGTCTTTGAGTCAATTGCTGATTGTCCTCCGTGAAACTCCCGGATGCCTTTCAGGTAGCTCTCCAGGTAGAACCCAAGTCCGTCAGCGTCAGAGACGATGCTGGACCGGGGGACTTTCAGACCGGTAGCCAATTTGGCGATCTTCTCCTCCATCTCCTTGCCTTCCGAGAAGCCTTTGGCGATGGGGACCCGACAGACCATGCCGTCCCAGGTTCCAACCACCCAACTGTCTCGACCTTTCCCGGCAAGGTCAGTGCTAATGAACCGATTGCCCGTCGGGAGTACGAACTCATTGCTGAACATGTCGCACACTGCATCATAGTCGACCAGCCAATTCGGGTCATCGTCATACTCCCAGTTGCCAAAGACCAATCGCTCGATCTGCGACTGGGTCAGGTTCTGGAGAAGCCCTTCGATGTATCTGTCCGGGAGAGTCTTGTTGTCCTGGGGCAGAGCTTTGACGAACCGACGCCAAGGAGGCAGCTTGTTCTCCTTCCATGGCTTGTAATAGTCCGTGTAGAGGAAATTATTGGACGGGTTGCAGGTGATGAGAAGTTTGGGAGCCAGCTTGTAGACATCATTCTTCCATCGACCGATGGAAGCCTGGAGGTTGGTCTTCGCCTCGCGGATAAACTCGCCACCCTCCTCAATCCATCCCCGAGTCATCTGCATGGATCCGAATCTCTCGTACATGGGATCGCTGGGGTTATACTTGGCGTCGATCAGGTAGATGCGGCTTTTGTTGTACAACTCGAAGAAGTTGTATTGGCCATTGAAGTGGTAGTAGTTCTCCGTGATCCCCCAGTGTGTGAATACCTCGTAGAGTGAGGGGATGGTGTATCGGACTAAGTCAGCGGCCGTCTTACGCGCAATAAAATAAAAGGTCTCCGGATAGGTGAGGGCATCGCCGGCTATCAAGGAACACCCGAGGTAGGATTTGCCAGCACCTTTCGTGCCGGCATACAGAATGTCAGTGACCGAGTCATCAAGCCATAACCGAGCCACTTCCTTCTGCTTCTCGTTGCCTTTGGTGTCAAATTGAAGCCGGCGTCCCATTTTATTTTACCTCCATTCCTGTTATCTGTTCGAGAGTAATGCCTCCCGTCAGGTTGACATTGGTCTTGCGTCCTTGAAGTACCTGGATAAGGCTGGCAGCGTACTTACCAACCAGTGCTCCCTCAATTTGCTGGGAATTGATGGCGTCCTCGATGGTGCCCCCAATTGCAGCTGCTACCGGGTCTCCCGTGAGCTCCTCGTACTCAACAGGATTGATGCCAGCGAACAGCCTGAATGACTCGATGGTCATCGGGCGGGAAATGTAGACGCTGCAGTCGTCGCCATTCTTATTCACGTGAGCTTGGGAGAAATAGTTATCCTTCATGAATTTGCAATACTCAATGAATGCAAAATAAAGCTCCTCCGCATCGGTGGGCTTTACAAATTCCCCGGCGTCTCGCCTTTTCTGTCCCTCCTCCATATAGGCGAGCGGACTCATTTTATATGTACTTCGTGCCATGCCTCAAATATAATCAAACCTTATACAAATTAAAAATTTATTTCTGCACAACAATCCCCGGAGCGTTTGGCCCCGGGGATCTTTAATTTATTCGCTTACGCGAATGAGGGTCACCCCGAACCACAGGAACTTGACCGAAATACCTTGCGGCCAAATCATTCCTTCGTGGACCGTTGCGATGGATGGGGTCCAATTACAGTACTTGGTATTGACTTCCGAGTACAAAGCCCAGTTTTTCCCGAGCTGCTTAAAGTGTTTTGCTTTCATGCTTGTTTGGTTTTAATTTCCGTATGCGCGAGGGCCGTCCAGTATTTGTGGGTCGAGAGAAGGCCCAATTTGGCACCAGTTCTACTGACTCTGTCAGTTCTACTGACTCTGTCAGTTCTACTGACTCTACCAGTTCTACTGACTCTGTCAGTTCTACTGACTCTACCAGTTCTACTGACTCTACTCGCCTACGACTTCTTTTTGAACTTTTGAATCCGTCTCTCCGCTCTCTCCATCTGCTCGATGGATCGGCTCAATTTCCGTTTGGGACTGATCCACCATTGGCGGATCCCGCCGAAAATCGCGAACAGGCCGATAATGGCCAACAGGTAAATTGCAATCATTTTCTACGCCTCCTTTCTAATTTGTTTTGTAATTTGCGGACTTCACGCCAGTCCTCATACCGCATCCAGTCCGGACGGGATAACAGAGTCAGCTGACCCCGTGCTATTTGCATGGTTGTCTTTTTCAATTTGCGGGCGTAGTCCAGGACCTCCCGCTCCTCTTTTGAGTAGAGTCCAAGCCATCGCCGGAACCCTCCAAGTTTTCCAGTTGGGGGTAGCCCCAATTTCTCAGTTTTTTTCATGATAAACAATATTTGACCAGTAGTAAACAATAAAATTTCTTATTGTTTCTCACATAAGTGATTGATATTCAATTGATTAGGTCCCCAATTCTCCTCCCGAGAAACAATGTAAACAATGTTTCTGTGCACTCTATTTTGTGATTTTTCATTTCCTAAATTGGTCATAATTTTCCTCATATTTCCTATTCAGGTTTTCCTCCTAAATTATTGTTTACATTGTTTACAAGGACCTAAACCATTGATATTCAATCGATTATCGAGAAACAATGATTGTTTATTATTGTTTCTCAT